GAAGCCTGGCCTTCCCGGCCAGTCTTCTTCTTGGGGATCCACTCGTAAAGAAGGAGGTCAGGCTGCTGAGTTTGTTCACACACTCAGCAGCGATGATCTCGAATATTTGAGGTTTGGCCAATCTCCTAATACTGTCACAAGACAGACTAGGCAGACTGGTGTCAACCGTGCCGTTAAGCGCTTTGCGTCCGACTGGGTTAACCAGTCGAACGTCATGCGCCCTGTTGCTATCGCGGAGCGTGGAGGCAAGTGCCGTATGGTCACTTGCTCCAATCCCCGCTATGTCTCTGCGGCTCATGCAGAACGCAGACGCCTTTGGCGTCTGATTCTGTCTGTGCCTGAAATTTCTCGTTATCTCGGACCTGCCCCTGGACGCATTCGCGTCCAGAGTTCAGGCTGGATAATCTCGACTGATATGAGCAAAGCCACTGACAACCTCTCGCATGAGATGTTGTCATGGTTTTGTCTCCGTTTCAATATTGAGCCGCGGCTCGTCTTTGAAGGTTTCTTCTTAGACGGGGCGGCCTTTCATTCTTACCGTCGTGGGTGTCCCATGGGCATGCCTTGCTCATGGGCCATCCTCTCGCTCATACACTGGATGTGTATGAGGGAGAGCGGTATCCGATTCTTTGCCATACGTGGCGATGATGCCATCGCACGCATGTCTTATAAGCAGTTTGACCATTACCAGGATTCCATCCGGAATACTGGAATGAGCCTAAACTTATCGAAGACGTACAAATCCCCGGATTCCGGTACATTCTGTGAAAGAATGTATCGACTCCGTGGAGATGTCCTTTATTTGTTGCCGCACCTTGGCCTCAGGGTGTTTAATCCTGAGGACAAGTCTGCGGTCATTCGTGATCTTCACCAATTGGTCCGAGATTCAGGTTTGCCCTGGTCTCGGATCCTTTTGGCTTTTCAGAAGGGTGCTGGTTGGCTTCATACTCTCGCAAGAAAGTATAAGCTACCCAAGTACCTGCCACTTTGTTACGGTGGTCTTGGACTTCCTTGTCCAAGGAAGTGGAAGACCAACCGTTGGTTCACATGGAAGGTGAGATGGCTAGCCACACATGGCTACTCATTCTCATCCCAATTGATTATTAGCGGGAAGCACCTCTCCAACGCTGCTAAAGCGTTGGATGGGGTGAAACTTTCCCTTTCTGTCAAGGAC